TCCACGGCCGCTTGCGTGCGCTCCGTCGGGTCGGTGATCGAGCCGATCGACAGCGCGAGGTCTTCGAACTGTTGCGCCGGACTGCGTTGCTTGAACTCGTCGATCGAGATGCCGAACCCGTCGAGCAACTTCGACATGGTCGACGTGCCGTCGGCTGCTTCCTGCATGTTCAGCGCCATCTTTTTGATAGCGCCCTCGACCGTCTCGATGGACGTGCCGGACGCCTCGGCCGCGATCCTGAGCGCCGAGACGCTCTCGGCCGCGAGGCCGGTGCGTTTGCTCATCTTGTCGATCTCGTCGCCGACCTCGCTGAACTTCTTCGCCGACGCATAGGCAAACGTGGCCGCGGCAGTCGCTGCAGCCCCCAGGCCTACAGCGACGACCCCGGCCACCTTGCCGACAGCACCGAGCTTGTCGGAGAGCGTCCCGAGTTCTTTCGTGGCCTCATCCTTGAGGCTGACGAGCAGTTGTAGTTCAGCGGCTGCCATAAGACATTCATGCACCCTGCTTCAATGCGTGGGCTTTCTCGATGTCACTCTTGAGATTGATTATGGCGACGTAAGCGGCGACGTCCCCGGCATCCATCATCCGAATCTCGTCAGGCGTCCAGCCGTAACGGTCCGAGAGGGTCTCCATGATGACCTCGGCCGGAGCCGGAGTGCGCCCCTCTAGCGCAAGCCGGAACCCGTGCAGCCGCTCCGGCGTCAGTCTTTTTTTCCGAGAGCCGCGTTTATGGCGTCGACGAGAGCATCGCCATCCGAACTATCGAGGCCGAGCATCCACTCACGGCTCCACTTCACGTCCGTGCCGTCTTTGGTCTTGATGCCGGTGACGCACGTCTCGACGGTCTTCAGCCTCTCCTCCATGACGGCGGCGACGTCGTAGCCCTCGAGTCCGCCGGCGCCTATCCTGGCGCCGCGGAACAGTTCCTGCTTGAGGTTCTCCTTCTCACCCCAGGTGAGTGAGGTCCTGATGGTCACTTCCATCCCGGACACCGGAAGGGATACGGTCTTCGTAGGTCGTTCATTCATACGTCAGTGACTAGGCCGACGGCGCCGAGTCGTATTCGGCAACCTTGTTCTTCAGGACCAAGGTCGACATCTCGCCGTCCGATTCGTTGTAGAAGGCGCGGACGACGATGGGCTCCATGACGACCGAGTTCGCCTCGCCGTCGCGGTTCCAATCCATGACCTGCGCCCGATTCAAGGTGAGCGTCAGCGTCGGGTTATTGCCCGACCCGATGTCCGCTGCACCCTGGATGGTCAGCTGCACGTACTGATACGTGTCGGCCAGGAACAGGTCCTTGAAGGTCGTGTCCGTGAACGCCCGGGTGAACTTCAGGTCGATGCCGTGGTCGGTGTTGTAGATGTCGTCCGGCACGTACGATCCGATGACGTGATGCGGCTGGACGGCCTGGCGGATCGTCAGCTCGACATCCGTCGCTTTGATCGCGGTAGCGGCTGCGAGCGCGCCCTCCGACGCGGCGAACTTGAGCGTGATGTCGCGGGCGATGAAGTCGTACTCGGTGCTGTATGACGGGGAAGCGGCGCTCGTCGCCGAATCCGCACCGATCACCTGGACGGCCGCCCGGACGAGGTCATTGATGGCCGCCGTCAGCTTGACATCGCGGACCATGCACCTCTTGTAGACCTTCTGTTGCACCGACCCGTCCTTGGCGAACAGCGAGAGCGACGGGTGCTGGATGGACTGCCCGACGCTGAAAGTGTGCTGGTAGACGCCTGAAGCCACCCAGGAGCTCGATACCGCGCCGTAGAGGTTATAGAGGAAGTACCCGATGAGGTCGGCGTGTAGGACCCCCTCAAAGACACCCTCGACCCATTTCGTCGTGACGCGGGCTCCGAGGCTGTCCTCAAGCCTGTTCCGAGTCGACGGGTCGACCGTCTTCTGCGCCCGTTCGACGACGGTCGCCTTCACCTTCTTGGCCCACCTCTCGACCGTGCCGGGAGGGGTGCCGCGCGTCGGTTCGACGCCGACGCCGAGTTCGATTTGTCTTCCGATTATGTCCGACATATGTGTGTCATTAGACGTTTTCTACGAGGTTGATGATGAGGTCTAGTTCGGCGACGACCATGATGCCGTCCTGGCCGTCCGACTGATACCAGCTCCCGTTCTCGAGGTTCCACCAGATCCGATGCCCTTCGCTTGAGACACCCTGGTTCCAGCCGGCCCTGAACTGCTTGCGTATCTCATCGACGGCGCCTGTCAGCACGTCGTTCCAGGCCTTCGACATCCCGATCACCTTGGTCTCCGAGATGACGAATATCTTGTAGCGGAACCCGGTGACGTCCTCGCTTGACGTGAAGTACGCGCTGTTGAACGCCGCCGGGAAGAACACCGCGACCGGGAACCCGTCGAATTTCGAGACGGGATGGTTGTAGACCTGCTTCAGTTTCCCGGCCGTCTTCGCGGCCGTGAGCGTCGCGAGGACCTTCGGGGTCAATACTGCGTAAGACATAGGGTTCAGGTTGCGTTGGCGATCCCCGCGACGACCCTCTTCAGTATGTCGCGGGCGAGCGCGTTCACTTCAGGTGCGGCCTGCTCTTCGGCGAAATTGAGCCACGGCCGCGCTTCCATCTTCATCGTGCCTTCATGGACGAACTCGGCGTATGGAGCGACAGCGATGTCGGGACCGATGGTCGCCTTGAAGTCGAAGAAATCGGTACGGTGAGATTGGCGGAGGTTCCCGCCGTTTATGGCCGCGACCGGGACGCCGCCGGCAATGAGCGCCTCCCCACTTGCCATGCGCCAAGGCTCGTTCCAGATGATCCGGCGCACCGCAGCCATCGCCCTGACCAGGAAGTCGCGGGATTCGTCCCGCATGATCTCCGGCGACTTCTTCATCGCGCGCTGCACCCGAGCGAGGTTCTTCAGTTCTATCTTCACTGCCATATGTCAGGCGGACAGTTCGTAATCCTTCTCGACAAGCACGTCGAGATGCTGGTTCGCGCCGATCCCGTTCCGCTGGATCGCCTTGACGCTGTACGTCCAGCTGTCGACGGTCAGCTCGTCGCCGATCGCGACGTCCGTTCCGAGGGCGCACCAGACGCGGTGCGTGAGCGTGACACCGGACGCCAGCTTCGCCAGCTCTTCCTGCGATATCTGCTGGATATGGCCGAGGAACGTGCCGGCCGCGGCGGACGTCGAGATATTGCCGGTGTACGTCTGACGCTCAACCGTGACGGTCGTTGTGAAGAAGCGGTCGATCATAATCGGATACGGCGATACTGCTCGATGGCCGACTTGGCGCGGTTCAGGGCATCCCAACCTTCCTCGTTCTCGTACGACACGCTGTAGTTGCCGATGCTCTCGGACTTGATGTTGCCGCCGCCCGCAAGGTTATAGCCGTAGATGCTGGAAGCGAGGATGGTCGCGGCGAACTCGATCGCAGACGGCACGGCCGCGCTGTATCCCCATTTCGCGGTGATCTTCTGGTTGCCGTATCCCCGCACCCATATCTCCGAGCGGTGCAGGACGGCCGTATAGGGGAGCGTCCGTCCCATGTTGTCCTTGTTGTTGCGAGGCAATAGGTAATATCCGCCGTACCCGCCCAACGTGACCTCTGTGAAGCTGTCGCCCCACTCGTCGGCGCAGATCTCGACCTTCGAGACGGCGACGCACTCGTCGATGTCGAGCTGATTGACCCCGCTGCCGTCGAAAAGCCGTGCCGAGGCGGCCGCGTCGGCGATGAAATTACGCCCGGTCAGGCTGTCGATGATGTCGACGGCATGGTTGATGGCATCGTCCGCGGCGCCGGCCGCGATGGTCTTGCCGAGGAACGCGGCCACCTTCGCCGCGGATGTGTAGGCTTTAATGACGGACATATGTCTGGTCTTCGGATCGCTTACGGTCGGGTCGAGGGGAATTTGCGGAACACGTGATAATCAGCGGAGTTATTGACGGGTATCTGTACGAAATCGGTCCGACTGAAGATGCTGGCGTCTTCTCTCAACCTTGAAAGCAGGAACGCACCAGGATGCATCTCATCCATAATTTTCCTGTCCAGACGCTCTTGCAGTCCTTTGTCCTTAAACGGGCCGTAGTGGTGGATGATGTCATAGGAACCGATGCTGAAATCGAGACAATCGGCGCATTCTACATTCGGACCGATCCTGACGTCCGCTGGTCCGAGGACTCGTTTGGAGAGTTCGGCCAATTCCTGATTTATCTCGACGCCGTGCAAAGACAGTTGCCCACTCAAGACATCCGTGCGATGCGCGACTGCCAGAGCCACGAACACATTCCCCAGACCGCTTCCGATATCCAGGAACCGACACTCATCGGAATCGTGACGGACATAGACCTCATTGAAGGCCGTCAGCATCGAACACAGGTCAGTGGAGATGAAACCCCATCGCTTCCCGTCAGCACTCTCAAGGGCATCTATTCCTCTCATACCATCATAAAGTTGCCGTCCTCGTACTCCAGATAGAAACGCGGCCCGATGGCCTCCCCGTCTTCGTGGGTGTGGAAGGTGTAGGTGGTATTACTGGAGAGCTTCGTACTCCAGGTCGGTGCGACATCGTTCACATCATTGAGCGTACGGACAGCGAGGGCCGCCCACGATGCCATACCCATCTGGGTATTCAGATAGTCGATACCGTCCTGGTTGAACTCGAACACGATGTCCGTATCTATGGCCAAACCGGCGAAGGCAATCTCGTTCGAAAACGGCACGACATCGACCATCGCGTAATCGCTGGCGACAAGCTCCTCGTATGAGGCTGGTTGGCATCTCGTCAGCACGATGCTCGGCTTGGCGTTGAGGGAGGAGATGGTCTCCACGTTCAGGATCAACCTGGCACCGACTATCTGACCCTCAAACGGCAGGCTGTTGAGATTAGCGACCGATACCGCACGCCAGAGCTTCTGGAATTGGTTGGTGGTGGCTCCCTGCTCCCAACCAGTCCGAAGTATGGCGGTACTGACGCTATCTCCAGCCGCCGCGACCTTAGTCGCCCAGATTGCGGCGGTGACCCCATCCTCCAATCTGGCGTCTATTGTCGGTATCTGGATGAAACTGCCCATATCTTTAGACCTCCTGCGCCGTGGCGATACAGCCCCACTTGGAAGTCACGGTGTCGTACTGGAATCCGACGGTCAGCACTTTGCTGATGACGGTGGTGAGCGGAAGGGCACACCCCTTGGCCTCGAACGATGCTCCCCACGCGATAGCCCTGGCCGTGCCGTCGTCCTTGATGCGGATGACGAGACCCTGGAAGTTCGTCGGCGTTCCAGACAGGTTCGTGGTCATCGAGGTGATGTCAGCCGCCAAAGCAGTGATGCTGAACGCATCGACGTTATCCGTGTTGATCGTCGGGGTGGCAGAACTGGCGACGGTACCGACTCTCGGAGTCACCCGCTTGTTGGTCAACGTATCCGTCGACGACGCGGTGATGTATGAACCGGCCGCCTGATACAGCGTGTCGAAGTAGGTCTTGAGCGTCGCCTTCACGTTCGCCCAGGTCAGCTTCTTGAGTGCCCCATCATGGAAGGGTACGACGTCGGTATCGCCGATCGTGTCTTCCGCCACGCCGCTGACGGCCGCCCCGACGTTCGCGGAATCGGTCACGTCCGCGCCGGCCTCGATGCCGGTGATCTTGGTCTTTTCCGCGTCAGTGCAATACCGCTTGTCGGCGCTGTCAGCCACGTCCGCGGTCGTCAGAGTGACCGACCCCGTCTTGCCGTTCACGGACGTCACCGCATCGGTCGGCGTGAGCAGTTCGGTCCAGTCGGCCATCGTACCGGCGACGCCACCGTTGTGGATGTAGCTCTTGTTCAGGTCGGAACGCACGGCCACATCGCCTTCCTGCGCGGTGAGCGCCAACTGCGCGACCTCCGACGCCACGACGCTGGTGGACGTGATGGCGATCGCATCGAGCTGTGCGGACGGGATCTTGCCAGTGGCGCCGAGCGTCGCGACGCCGTTCACCGCTCCCTTCTCCGCGGCGGGTATCGCATTGTCGGCTTTGGTGCCTTGCGTGGCCGTAGCGAAATCGGCCGCCTTCTTGCCGCTGTCGGCGAGGTCTCCTGCGGCGGTCAATGATGCCAGATTGCCCGCTGTGGGTGATGCTACTTTAGCGGCGGCACCTAGTGCCGCACGCGCCGCCTCGGCGGTCTTAGCGTTCGTGCCACCGGCACCGATGTCGATGGCATCATTCTCGTCCGCATCGAAAACAGACGCGTCCATCCCCCCGCCTTGTGGTGTGAATTCGGCCATAGGTCTGCTGATTATCCCCGGGTTAGAACTGCCTTTCGAATGCGAACTCGATACCCTCGCCGTTCACGGATGAGTCGATCCAGACGTCGTTGAGGTTGTCGACCGAGAGCGATATCGCTTCGTTGGCCGCGAGTGAGAAGCAGGTCGCGTTCGCTATCTTGGCGTTCGCGGAGGAGTTCCCGATGTAGATGGTCCCGGTGTTCGCCTTCTTGGCTTTGATACAGATCTTCACGCCGTTCGGCACGGGATTGTGGCCGAGCTGGACGGGAGTGCCTGCCGTCGTCACGTTCTTCTGGCCTGTGATGAATGTGTCCATAGAGGATATTTGCTTAATCGACTCGTCGATGGGGGCGACCGGGATTCGCCCCCATGCGATGAACGGACTAACTAGGCCGACGCGGCCGCGGTCTTGAGGACCGTGATCGCAGAGGCGATGACGACTACGTAGCCGACACGCTCCACCACGCGCAGCGCGGTCATGTCCTGCCTGAACAGGTTGATGTCCGCGCTGGCAGCGGTGTTGCGCACCGTAGCCTCGTTCGAGATAGCGACCGTCAGGCCGCCCTTCGTACCGAGCCAGCAGGCCTTGCGGAGGTCGCCGAAGGCGACGAACGCGGTCGCGGCTGCGGTGTCGCCCTTCGCCGGGAACGCCTCCCACAGCACGACCGGGTAGCCGCACAGCGTGGCCGGAGAACCGTTGGACGCGGGCTGGTAGACGTACTGCCCGGTCGTGTCCTTCAGCTTGCGGATGTACGACAGGATCGTGCGGTGCAGGTGGTACTTCGCGTTGGCGAGGGCACCCTGCGGGGTCGCGTCCTGCATGTCGATGAGGTCGTCCGCGTCGATGGACGAGAAGGTGGATCCCGCCATCGTCACGACGTTGACACCGGCGTTCTGAAGGAAGCCGGTGAACGAGCCGTACGTGGACGTGCCGTCGCCGTTGGCGAAGGCCTGGTCCTCTTTCTTGGCCATGCCCTCGGCGATCCTCTCCTGGAGGAAGCCGACGATGTCGAACTCCTCATCTTCGAGGAGCTCGTCGGTCATCGGGACGATGACGGAGATCTTCTTGAGAGCGAGGGTCACCTGGCCCAAGGTCACGTCGCTGGATGTCTTGGCCGCAGCCTCGTCGGTCCAGTAGACGTTGATGTCGGTCGCCAGGTTGTTCAGCTTGAGGTCGCCCTTCGAGAGCGTCACGACGGTCATCTCGCGACGCGCGATGCCGTACTGCGTGACGAGGTGCTGCACCTCAGCCTCGAGCTGGCTGTCGACGAGATAGCCGCCCTTGTTGTCGGTGCCGGACGAGAGGTCCTTCAGCACGCTGTGGTCGTTGACCATGAGCGCGGAGAGGAACTTCCGCATCTTGACGTTCTGCTCCTTGCGGGCTGCCTTGATCTCCGGATTGTAGAGACCGGCGCGCTTCGTCATCAGCTCCTTCTGCTCCTTGACCCAGGCATCCATCTTGACCTTCATCTCCTTCTCGAGAGAGGTCTTGATCTCCGCGGTGGATTTGGCGAGCAGTTCGGAGAGCTGCTTCTGGACGTCGTCCTCGTTGACCTGTTCGGTCGGCAAGGTATCGACGTTCTTCATCAGCTCAAGCGCCTTGTCGTCGGATCCCGCGAGCTCCGAGAGCTTCGCGCGGTCCTCCGCCGTGGCGAACCCCTTGGCGACGAGCGCGTTGTAGAGGTCTTTGAAAGTCATAAGGGACTATTTTTGGGTGAGTAAAGAACGTATCGCACGGTTGATGAGTCGGATGTTCTCGGCTCTGACGTCGGGGCTTTCCCCGGCGTGTTTCGACCTTTTGGTCTCGCCGTCTGACTTCATCGACTCGATGCCTTTGAGGATGGACCGCAGCTTCAGGTTCTTCCGATGCTCGAGCGGGAGGACTGCGGTGATGTCCCCCGCCTCCGCCTTGACCGTCTCAACGTCCGTCTCCGTTGCATCCAGGACGAATCCCTTCTGCCCGATGACCGCCTCCATCCGGAGCGCCTCGAGGAGCAGGACGAGCGCAGCGACCATCTTGTCCGTCGCTTCCTCGCTGACCTCGTTCTGGTTGAACGCCCGGAGGAGCCAGTGCAGTTCCGCGATGACCTGCGCGAGCGAGACGGTCTCGGCGATGTCCTTCCCGATGACCGCGACTCCCGCGGCCTCGTGACATGAGGCACAGATCAGGTCGCCGATTTCGGGGTCCTCCTTGTCCGTCCGTACCTTCGGCTCTCCTTCGATCTCCTTGCCGCAGTCGCAGCAGCAGACGACCGTTTCTTCCTCGTCGGACATCTCACCGAGCACATCCGTATCGATGCCCTTCTGTTTGGCGAGTGCGGCGGCGTTCGCCGGGACCGCACAGGCCGACACCTCGAGGAGTTCGAGCTTCGTGATGTTCCCCTTCTCGTCGAACTCGAGCGGGATCCCGCCGACCGAGACAGCGTGGAGGAAGCCGCCGGCGTACAGGTCGAAGATGATCTTGGCCTTCGGATTCTCGTTGACCGCGAACTCCACCTCCCCCTCGTGCTGCGCGCCCTGTGCCATCACGACCCGACGGATGCTGTTGATGCGTCCGATCACCTCAGTCGCGTCGCCGTACCGATGCGAGTTGATGAACACCGGGTTCTTGTTGAAGTTCCCGAGTTCGAAATTCTGGACGATGATATCCCCCTGACGATCGCGTCCGTCCGTCGAAAAGACGAACTGGATGGTGGCGCGCTCGCGGTCGACCGTCTTCAGAGTGAGCGGCTGTTCGTATACGACTTTGATGCCTGTCTTTCTGGGCATATTGGACTGATGATTTTTCGCTAAGTTGAGCGCTCAAATGCTACACCTGCATCCGATGACCTCTTCCGGTGGACCGTCAGGGTCGAGCGGATGCATGAGGCCGTTCGAGAACGGCATGTCGATCGGCCGTTCCTCCCCGTCCATCTCCGAATGCGAATCGCGCGTCGCCTCGTCCTGTACGGCGACCCAGACCTTCGTCTGCACGCCGGCCTGCCGGTAGCCCTCCATCGAGCCTTCCTGCGACGCCACGCCGACCTCCGTGCGCGCGATGACGTTCGCGCGCCTGGTCGTCATGTCCTTCGAGAGCTTCTTCACGTTCTTGATGATCCCTTTCCTACCTTCGCCCGCGTCGATCGCGTCGGCGAACGCTTTCTGTAACCGCCGGTAGGTCGTCTCGTTCATGGTCTTAGCCAATAGGTCGGCGCGCTTCTTGATCGTCGCCCTGAGCTTCTGTGTGAGCAGGAACGGCTGCTTGTCGCCGCTGAAGAGCTTCGCATCCTGACCTGACGCCTTGAGCCACTTCTCGAGGAGCGGAAACAGGGCGGTCGTAGCGAGATCCACCTCGGACTGCATGTTGAATGTCTCGTCGAGAAGCGACTTGCTCTTCGCTTCCGGTATCCCTGCTTCGAGCTGGTCGAGGAGACGCTTGAACTGGCCGCGGAAGAATGACCGCACGCCGCGCAACCCCTCGGCCTCACGCATCTTCAGCTTCCGGGCGCGCTCACGCGCATACCGCGCACGGACGGTCTTGTTGAGCAACGGATGCGGACGCGATGACGCCTTGCTGGTCACCTCCCCGTCTGGCACGTCCTCCTCGTCGGTGTCATCGTCATCCGCTGGTTCCGGTTCCTGTGGCGTAGTGATATCCGAAAGCGGCACCAGCGAAAGAGGTGCCAAGATGACATCGCCGTCCGGAAGCGGATCGAGGCCTGCGAGCTCGCGCTTCTCGTTGACGGTCATGTAGTTGTGTGTCGAACCGGACTCGATCTGCCGCAGTTTCAGGTCGATGTCGTCCGGCGTCGGATCCACGAACCCGAGCACGAAATCCTCGGGCACGAGCGTCGTGTCGAGCTTGTTCACGAGTCCCTCTAAGAGCGGCTTGATCGTCTGTGAGAGGAACACGCGCAACCCCTCCTTCGCGTTCGAGTAGTTCACGTCATCGGTCTGGGCGACGATTACCTTCGGCGTCGAGAAGACCATGAGCAGGTCGTCGCGCGTGAGCCGCTTCGATTCCAGGTACGAAAGCTCCGTCGGCGTGAGGCCGAGGTTCTTGTATTCGGACCCGCCGTACATGATGAGCGGCCGGCCGGAGTTCTTGGCCTCCGCGTACCGCTTCTCGTAGTCGGCCTGGATCTGCTTGATCTGCTGTTCGGTCAGGTACTCGGCCTTGAAGCTGATGATGCCTTCGACCCGGCCGCCGTTCTTCAGGATCTTGTAATGGTATTCGGAGAGCTGGCGCTCCGTGTCGACGGCGAGCGACGCGGACTTGAGCGGTGAGTGGCCGCCGAAGAAAGAGAGCGGCGACGGATAGTGCGAGGCGATGACTTCCTCGACCGTAAAGAAGTGGTCCTGGCCCGAGCCCTCGACGCGATACTTGTACCCCGAGATGAGGCCCGTGCCCTTGTCGACGACGGTCGTTACCCAGTCCGGCCGCAGGAGATGCAGCTCCTTCGGGACCGTCCTGTCCTCGCCGGCATAGATCTTCAGGATGTATGCCGACCCCGCGAGGTCCTTGAACGTCTGGAACAGCTGGAAGAACTCGGTCTTCGACTGCATCTGGTTCGGGCTGTCGAGCAGGTTGAGGATCGGGTGTTCGTAGATCTCGGCGTCGGTACGGCGGTTCGTCAGGCGGAACTCCACCTGGCCGACCTTCTCGGCGCGCTTCGTGACGATGGCGTAGACGTACGCGGACGTCTCGTACGCCTTGAGATATTCCTTCGAATTCCAATCGCAGCGGACGTTCGGATTCGTCAGGAACTGCACGCCGAAGAAGTTCTTGCGGCGCGATGCGAATGAGAGGAGGCGATCCTTGAATCCCATACGGAACGAAAAACGAGACAAGGCTTAAGACCTGTCTCGTCGGTTCGTCCGCACGAGCGCAAGGCGAGAGAGCGACTGAGGTTTCCTACTTCCACTCCTTGCACCGGCTTGGATTCTTGTATAGAGGGGGTGTGGATAAGTCAATGCCCCGCATCGATATTGAACGTCTTCTCGGCATGCTCACGGATGAAGGTCACCCGTCCGTCCTTGAGGGTGAGCTCCACGTTCAGCTTGCCGTACCGCACCTCGGCGATGCGGCCGGCGACGTAGCTGTACCACATCTTCTCCTCGTACGTGGTCGGCATCCGGATGACGATGTCGTTGATCTTCTTCCCGTCTGGCGTAGGCATAGGATTCCGGTTATCTCTCCCGACAAGCGGCAATGTTCATCGCCTCCGCGAACGCGGCGCCGATGACCTTCTGTGCGGCCACCGCTTCGTCATGTCCGAGGTGCTGGAGCCGTCCCCAGCCGCGGATCCGCAACGCCATCTGACCCGCAGAATCGATCAGCCGCTGTCCGTCATCGACGAACCGCAACGGGAACACGATACCGTCCATGGGTTGCGGCCACTTGGCGAACCCGTAGGCGGCGTTCAGCGCGGTGGCGGCGAATGTGGCCATAGACCGACACTTCTTCCATGACGTCATTGAGATGTCATCACCGAGGATCCCGTTCGTGTCCGCGACCATGTGAGAGGCCGCGTCCCAAATGTAGCTCATGCCGTCACAGCGCACCGGGAGCTTGAGATGGTAGAGAAGCGAGATTTCCGGCATAGGGGGCTCACATGAAACCGACGAGCGGCGGCCGATAGAAGGCCAGGATGAATGAGTCGAAGTGGTCAGGCGATTTTCCGGTGCGCTTCTTGAGCTCGTCCTTCGATTCGAGCATGAGGTTCTTGTCGGTGTTCGGCTTGTAACGCGCCCAGTAGAACTGCTTGAGCTGCGGGTGCTGGTGGACCTGACCGCCGCCCTTGAGCCACGTCCGACCGGCCCAGGCGAGCTCGGCCTTCAGGTTCGCGTACTTCTGCGGCTGGCGCGACGGCAACCCGACGTTCACCGCGTTCACCGGCCATCCCTTCTCGCGGCAGCGGTCGACGACGCCCCGGCCGATGCCGACGTCATCGATGTTGAAGCGGTCGAACGGGACCTTGTAGGTCTCGTGGATGTCCTCGATGATCGTGACGTTCGACATCGTGTCGCGCGTCTGCGTCTCGTGGACGACGAACGCCACGTTGTCGTAGACCACCCAGAACACGTTCTTGTCCCCTCCCCCGCCGATGTCGCCTCCGCACCAGGGTATGCCTTCGGGCACCGGCTCGCCGATCTTGACGTCGCTCTCGAAGATGAGCTGCCAGAATCCGCGCGCGTCGACGGTGTCCTCCGGCGGAAACTCGCATTCATAGAAGACATCGAAGAACGCCTCCTCCCGCATCTCCTCGATGAACTGCGGGTCGTAACCGTGGAATCCGGCCTCCCGGTCCGCGATACTCTCGCGCCAGGTGTGCCGGAAGTGCCGATAACGCCCCGAGTTGGTGCTGCGGAAGAAATGGTTGCGGAAGAACGGATTGCCCACCTTCAGGAGGAACGACCGGGCGTAGTCGTGACCGCCCATCATACGCATGACCGTGGACCAGAGAGGATCGTCCACGAGTCCGGCCTCGTCGGCGATGATGTTCTTGCTGCCGAATCCCATCGACGCCTCGAGACTCCGTCTGCCGTTCTTGGCGTCGAGCGTGAGCGTCTGCACCCCGCCGCCGCGGAGGAAGGTGAGGTGGTTCCTCGAACGCTCGCGCTTCAGCCGGTCCAGTTTCTCGTTCGGGTTCAGCTCGAGCTGCGAATAGATGACCGGATGCTGCGTCGCGAAATCGCGCACGTAGCCCATGATGATGTCGGCCTTCTTCTCGGACGGGGCGAGTATCGTGAACCGTTCCGGCTGGCACGACGCGACCAGGGTCACCGCCGCGCCGATCGTCAATGACTTACCGTCCTGGGTCGGGGCGATGACGTTATTCCTGGGGTGGTCCCGGAGGAGCAGGCAGTCCCACAGCGGGCGGTATCGGGGCGGGATCAGGAACGGCCTGTCGTTCACCCGGAAGAACACCGGCGCCAGCTTGTGCAGGTCCTCCTTCGGCAGTCTTTTGAGGTTCGGTGTCTGCATCTGTGACGACTTCCGCGCCGGTGAGCGCGGCGAGCATGGTTAGCGCGGCCTCGGCCTTGTCCTGCTCTTCCGGCCGCACGACGATCTTCGGGCTGAACTCCGCGGGGACCTTCCGCTCGAGATAGCGGAGCGCCATCTCCGGGTCCTTCCGTAACGCCTGGACGACCGTGATCCGCGCCGTGAGCTCTGGGCCCTTCCTCAACGCCTCTATCCAATCGTTGAACGTCGGGTTGACCACGTGACAGTAATAGGCGAGCTGGTTCACCGTGATGCCGGCATGGCGGCACGCGATATTCCGAGGGACGTCATAGCTGAAGGCCTCCTCCAAGAGCTCGATCCGTTGACGCCCCTTGTCACCGTCCCACCAGCGCCAACATCTACGGCCGTCCTTCTTCTCCGTCGACCCGTCATCATAGCTCTCAGGTCTCGGCGGGATCGACGGCATGTTAGACAAGACCTCCGGCACCACTGCCGTCGGGACCACGGCTCCCGTCTGTGACGTTTCCATGGGGAGTTCTTGTTACCGCATCGAGTCTTCGTGCTGTGAGTCGATGCGCGACTGCAGTTCGGCGACGAGTGCCTCCGTGAGTTCGGTCGGCCAGTCCTCCGTGAGGTCGGCCACGTCCATGACCTCCGCGTCCGACGTTTCCTTGAGAACGCAGTCCTCAAGCCGCGGCACGACCTCGCCGGACGGCAGCGGGTCGAAGGTCATCGAGTGGATGACGAGATGCAGGTCGAGGTGGTCCGGCGTCGACAGGATGCCGACGCAGCGAGCGTCCTCCGGCAGGTGGTTCTTGACGATCCGGATGATCTTGTTGCGGCGCGACATCATGCGGATGATGACGTCGGGGTCGACCGTGATGTACTTTGCGCGACGGCGATCGGCGTCCGGCGTCGCGGCCGCGGAGTGAATGACGTGTTCCATAGGGTCAGGCTTTTGTTTCCACATCCTCGGGCCTTTTCCTGATGGCGCGCTGCTTGTTCGCGGGCAGGTTCCTGATCTCTAGGTCGATCAAGGCGCGCACCAGCCGGATGACGTTCGGCAGGCTCATCTGGGTCCGGTCAAAACCGAATATCTTGACCTCGTACGCGTGGATCTCATTGACCTTCCTGCCCTCCTCCTCCTGCAGCTCGAACACTTTCGGGTGCAGTTTCTTCAGGTCGTTCGCTGCCGGGCTACCCGGACCGAGCATGAAGGTCTCTTGCCAGAGCACCTTCTGCTTGACCGTTATCTTCTCCTCCGTATTCCCGTCCGGCCGGCGCGTGACCTCTATCTCGTCATTGCCGTATCGGTCCTGTGCCGTCTTGATCTGGTCGCTCATCGCCTCCTGGATCACGTCAAGCTCGGCGTAGAGCCGCTCGAGCTCGACGATATCCTGAGTGCTTAGGATTGGTTTCGTGTTGGGCATCATAGTGTTCGCTTGATTCACGTCTTATGGAAATTCTCTTCAAACCTGTTCGCTTGGCGGTCGATGATGATGGCCTGGCATCCGCACTCCGGACACGTCGCCTGGCTCACCGACACCCCTTTGGGTATAACCTGTCGGCCGTGCCAACCGCAATTCGTGCAAGAGGCAGAGATGACGTAACTGTGGGGCTCGTACATAGGCTACACGCGTGAACGCTTCAGCCCGCCCGTCTCCGGGTCAAGCTCGACCACATGGCCGAAGATGTCATATCTGTCGACCGAATGCTTCGTAAAGAAATGAGAGAAGAACTCGTCCCGACGCCGCAACTGTTTGTAGCCCTCCGGATACTCCTGGGCATGGACCGCGGTGCATGAGGGGACGTAGGCCACCTTCCATGGCGTCTCCTCCTTGAGCCGCAGGAAGAAGTCCCCGTGCTCGCAGTTGATCTTGAAGACCGGGTCCCAGCGGATGTCATCGAAGACCTGGCGCCGGAAGAGGGCGAAGTTGAACCCGATGTCGACGCGGCGGAACCGCACGCCGTCGGCCGTGTCCATATCCGTCTCGCGGTCCACGAGCGACACGGTACGGCCGTTCCGCTCGATGAATCCCTCGAAGTGCTGCTCGTAGCCGTCCGGCGTCAGGAGCTTCCCGCAGGCCACCCCGAGCGTCGGATCGGACTCGAGCACCGTGACCAGGTCGCCGATACGCGTCCCCTTGGTGAAGACCAGGTCGTCGTCGAGGAGCATCACGTAATCCGCCCCGGCCTTGTCGATGAGAGCGTTCCTGCCGGCGGCAAGACCGACATCTCGGCCGAGGTTATGGGCGACCGGCCTCTTACGCAGCCCCGCCTTCTGTGCGCGGTCCCAAAGCCCGCGATAGAATTCGGCATCGAACTTCGGCCCGTCGTCTCCTACGATAACGTCTGCCTGTGGCGTGAACCTCGCTATCGACATGATGAGGCGCTCAAGGGACGCCGGCCGCAGGAGGGTCTTCACGCAATAACGGATGGACCTGACCGTCTCCTCTGGCGGGGTGTCGAGACGTCCGCGCATATCGGTCACGGCCGAGACGTTGAACCGCTCGAAGAACCGGCGTTTGTCGGACTTCCGGGAACGGTAATGCAGGTATTCCGTCCGGTCCGAGGGCTGCATGTGGACATCCTGGGGCTTGTGGACCACGACACAGTCCGGAGTGAACGCGACCGTCTTTCCGGCCTTCTTCATGTCGAAGAAGAACGACGAGTGCTCGTAGGCGACCTTGATGAGCGGGTCCCATTGGATCGCGCGCACGACGTCTGTCCGGGCGAGGAAGAAATTGAAAGTGATGTCGCACGGGGTCCAACGCAGGCCGTCGCCGTCGCTCCGATATTCCGCATGGTCGAGGTCGAGAGAGGATATACGGAAATGCGTCGGGTCGCTCATGTCGAGGAATCCCTGGTAGTTCCGCAGCGTACCGTTCTCGATAACGCGGCCGCCGATTAGGTCGATGTCTGGGTGCGCATCGAGGAACGCGAGCATCCTCTCGACGCCGGCGGACTCGTCATAGGAGAAGTCGTCGTCCCCCACGAGGACGTACGGCGTCGCTATGTTCGTCACGATGAGATTACGGCCGGCACAGAGTCCGGAATCGAAAGGCATGAGCGTCACGTAGTGACCGTCATTACGCAGGGCATCGTAGAGCCCGCGCTTCCGTTCCGACAGCTCGGCCGGCGACCGATGGCCATCGTCCGCTACGGCGACCCGCACGTCCGGATATGTGTGACGCA